GTATCGCTTATAAATATGGTGGTTACAGATGACGGCGTAGCGCTGTTGTAGAGTATCTCACCGTCCCCAACGCTTGAAGGGGATGTAGCGGAGGTAGCAGAAAAATCGAATGAGTGCCTAAACCCAGAAGGAATAGGGTCTGGAGGATCTAGGGTTATGCAGAAACTACTGTTTACGTCAGGGCCAGACTGCTCCCCATAAACGTTGAACGTAGTGTCATCTCCAGTAACATATTCAATCCCTGTAAAACCATAATTATCTACAGAAACAATAATGTCTGAAAAACTCCATACAAAGGATTCCCCGTTTATTTGAGTAAACTCGATTGTTCCAGAAAGAGCTAACCCAGAGTCAGCAGCACCCGAAAGCCAGCTTTCTACATCTGATCCTATTGCATCATCAAATATTTTTAATGCGGTTACGTCGTTGGGATCTACTGCAGTAAGATCTGCAGGGGTGGGAGAAATACCAAAGTTGTATGTGGTGGTTCCGTAGTCCCCTGTCTTTATGTCAAAGCAGGTTACTTGTCCGCCTTCTCCTGGAGGTCCAGTAGGGCCAGTAGGGCCAGTAGCCCCATCATTACCATCAGACCCAGTAGGGCCAGTAGGACCTGTCGGAACACTACCGCAGCACACGTAGTAATCAAAACAGAAAGTGTAAGAGTTGCTGCTGGTTTGATCCCAGTCAAGAGTAGACGACCCTGAAATGTGAGACACAGAAACCCTATACCCCGTGAAGCTAACGTTGCTTGGTCCTACGTTGGTGTACGATCCGTTCTCTATGTCCGAAACCTGGAAGTACGCAACAGTCTCGACACCGCTGTTATCGAAATCCCCTGTAACCTGAAGCACAGCCTCAAGGGTTATGTCAGCTGCTGCATTAGCTATTGCGTCAAATAGATTGGCATCGTCAGTGTTTGTAGGAACGTATATATATGCCGTATCTGTTACGTTGGAGGTGTCGTTGTTTCCGCTTGTTGTCGGGTAGAACTCATTAGGATCATCTATCTGCCTGTCTATTACAAGATCAGTACAGAAGGAGTTTGGCCCAGTAGGTCCAGTAGGTCCAGTAGGTCCCGTTGGGCCTGGTGCCGTAGAATCAGCACCTGTAGGACCCGTAGGTCCAATGGGTCCAGTAGCACCCTTATAAATTGGAGATATACAAACCTTGAACACACCTCCGTCGAGCCCGTCAAAGTCTGTTTGATTTGTGTCAATAAGGGATAGGCTTGAGAACACCTTCATTCCCGTTCCGTCATCTGGATCAGTACTGTCAGTTACCAATCCCGATGTGTACTCCCAATACGCCGAGGTATCTAGGTCTTCTATCGTTATAAACGCACCCCCGCTGGAAACAAATACGTCGAGTATGCTTTCGTTATTTACATCTGGAGTAAAGTTTGGGGGGTTGTTGGTTACCCCTATATCTGCTATGTATATCTTATTAGCGTCACTTACATCATTAGTGGTGTAGTTGATTCCAAGGCTCTGACTGCTGGCTCCGTTAATCTGAGTGCTTGCACTGGACTTGTAAAACATACAAGTCTCACCAGCTGGAGACCCAGTAGGCCCTGTAGCGCCTGTGGCGCCTGTGGGTCCAGTAGGGCCTGGTGCTGTTGAGTCGGCGCCTGTAGGCCCAATGGGTCCAGTGGGTCCAGTGGGTCCAATACCCCCTTGAGTTAGAGGGGCTAGACATATTTTATGTACAGTTGCAGCAGAAGGAAGGTTTGAAGTACCACTAAGATGATTTATATTCCCAAACTTGTAAAAAGTACTGCTGTTTACGGTAGCAGATTCTATTCCTGAAGAGGTAAACTGCCACTCCGTACCACCTGAATCAGTAATTGTTATAAGAGCACCGTTCTGAGCTGCAAAAAAATCAAGAATGGAGGAGTTGTCTACAATAGTCGCATCGGTGAAACTAGTTACGCCGTTTTCATGCAAATACACTATTGTTGCATTAGCAGGGTCTGTGTCAGAACCTACTATATAGCCGCTCTCAGTAGATGCGTCCTCAGGTATTTGAGTGTCTGACTCAAACTTATAATACAGGCAAACTTCACCAGCTGGAGATCCTGTAGCCCCCGTAGGACCAGTAGGTCCTGTAGCCCCTGCAGGTCCTGGTGCCGTGGAATCAGCACCCGTTGGACCTGTGGGACCCACGATGTCTATCTCGTAGTAGTTGGTACCTCCGTATACATAGAATGTACCATCCTCAATTATGTAGTATACATCACCAGTAGCGGCGTCTCCAGGCAGATCTCCAGTAGAATCCACCGTACCTGTTATCTCAAGGCCTGAGCCTGTCGGCCCTTGTGGGCCCGTGGGGCCAGTAGGCCCCGTCGGTCCTGGGGTAGTAGAGACAGGCCCTGTTACTCCTTGAGGTCCTGTAGGTCCGACTATGGATATTTCAACCCATTCGCTTCCATTCCATATGTACGTATCCCCGTCAACATAAGTAATGTCACCAGTAGCTGGGTCTGTAATACTAGATGTAGCTTCAAAGTAATCTATTTCAACTCCACTTCCAGTAGCACCTTGTGGACCCGTTGGGCCCGTGGGTCCAGTAACGCCTTGCTCTCCAGCTGAACCTATAGTGATGAACGTGCTCCCATCATAGAAATATAGGGTGTTGTTTACTACTATGATGTCACCAGTAGCTGCGTTTGTTGCGTCAGAAGTCGCGTCAAAAACACCATCTATATCCAGCCCCTGTCCAGTAGCCCCTTGAGGTCCAGTAGGACCTGTTGGACCCCTATCCCCTTGAGAACCCTGACTTCCAGGATCACCCCTAGGACCCTCATCACCATCAGCGCCTTGAGGGCCCCTCTCACCCTGAGGGCCAGTGGGTCCTTGAGGACCTGTAGGTCCACGATCTCCAGTAGCTCCGTCATCTCCGTCAGCCCCTGTAGGACCCCTCTCACCTCGCGGTCCAGGTGGACCAACAACCTCACCAGAAAAAGTAGAGGCGTCTACATATGTAGCAGGGTCTACAGAAACAACAGCAGAACACAAATCCTCCTCAACCGTTATTGTAACGACTGGTGAGGATGGGCACTCCAGCTTTATTTCTATGGGGTCAGCTGAAGAAACATCTATACAGGGGATACAATCAGACATTACGCAGACAGAGTTACGTCTTCATTGATTTTAAACGTCCCGTACAAATAAGTCTTTACAGTGCTGTTGCTGGTATTTTGAAGGTCATATACGTACAGACCAGAAGCAACAGCTTGCATGATCGCACTTGACTTTTGAATGGTAACCTTCGAGTTTGATTCGGTTCCTTCACTTACAGTGATGTCACTGTCAGTGAATTCTATATCTGCCTCCCCAGCGGCGTCGTCAGTATCTACCTCTCTAACTTCCATCCTCCACCCAGATGTAGGCATGGACTTATTGAAGTCTAAAACGAGGTTAAATGTATCCCCTCTCCTGCATATTACGTCAAGCCTAGACGCAGTATCCAGATTGATTTTATTCTTGCTGGCCTTGTTCCCCATCTTGCTGTTGATTTACTATCGCGTTTATGATGTCTTCTGATGACTGAGATGCCTCCTGCTGAGGACTCATAGACTCAGGCAACTCTCCTCTTTCACCTTGTCTCTGTGAAACAAGTTTGCTTTGCTCAACGGCCTGCTTCTTTACTCTGTCGTCTTTTCTGTCCTCTTTGAGAACCTCAAGCTTTTCCTTGAACTCTTGGTCTTCTGTTCTGAATCCAAGTGTCGCTTGTGCCTGGATCATCTCAATCTCTTTCCTGTGCTCGTGCTTCAAAGTTTCAAGCTGAGACTCAAGCTGATACTTCATCTGCATCTTTTGAGCTTCTATTTGAGCCTCCATTTGCATCTCTTGCTGCTTGGCTTGAGAGGCTGCCTGAGCCGCTTGTCCCTGGGCCTGAGCCTGAGCTTGAGCGTTCTGTTGAGCCATCTGTTGATTCCTGGCCACACGCTTCTTTCTCCTTACGATAAGAAGCCTCTCTGCTTGGTTTACATCCTTCAACTGCCTAATGGCAATCGCGTCCTCTATATCAAGCTCTTTCTGAGCCAATGAAGCCTGAATGTTCTGCTCTAGGTACTGTTTCTCTACCTCCTCCATCTCTTTCACAACCTGAACCCCGAAGTTGTACATGGGAAGGTCAGAGAAAGTAGAAAGCAAGCTTATGTTTTCCTTTCCGATGGCGGTCGCGTAAGCCTTGTACAAAACGCTTTCTCTAGGTATGACTTGCAAACACTTGACTATGTCTGAACACACCTTCTTGAACAACACCATAGATGAGTTCGTGATGTCATATATAGCGTTATTTCCAGCTGCAATAGCCTGCTGTCTAACCCCGACAAGCTGATCTCCTTTAGGTGTGGACGCATCCATGGCTTCATTAATGCCAGTGGCGTCACGAATCATCCTCAAGTAGTGGTTGTAGAGGTTGATGAACTCGTTGATGTTCCGTATGCTATTACCGATTTCCCTGATGGGTGGATTCTGGAAGCCCCCTTCAGGGTTTTTACTCCTGTAGTAGAAGACACCCGTTTGTTCGTAGATGTCGTGAAGTTCAAGTGGTTGGAGCTCCCCGCCTTTTCCAAGCTGAACATTTTCCAAACCCTCGATATCAATGATGATGCCATCTGGTTTAGCCTTAGATATTGCTTGTTGGATCTTTAGGTGTGTAAGCTGAAGCTGGTCTGCAAAACCTATGCAGCTGTCAACCATAGACTTAGGTATGTTGTTCTCAAGGTTTGTTGCAACAACCGAGTACGACATATTTGTCCTGCTCAGATCATGAGCGTTCTTAGGTATGTTTTTCTTGATCCCGTAGTTAAAGATCTTCTCACACCCCATGATATAGCTTCCGCCGTACACAGTGGTGTTCTCAAGTTTCACTACATCTCTTTTAAATATAGAGTTTGTAGGGGCCTTGTAGTTATCGCCCTTGTAGTAAAACCCGTTGTTTCCGTACCTACTCTCCTTGTCCTCAAAGTACATGCAATCAACAGACATGAACTCAAAGTCCAGGATGTCTACCATGTACTCTTCGTTGTTGCTATTGTACTGATTGTGGTTACTAGAGTAGGTCTTGTTAGATGAGGTGTCAAAAGAATACTTCTTGGCCACCTTCTTGGTGATCATTTCGTACTCCTCGTCTGTAAACTGGTCCCCCGCTATTCTTTTAAGCTCCTGTACTGGTATTCTTTTTACATGACCAGCATACACTATATCCCCAAAGTTCGGATCTTCAGTGTAACTATGTATAAAGTTCTTAGGGTCTACGTACTCAATCTTCAACCCTTGAGTGGGGTCGTTACTTCTTTTGGTCACCGCCATCCCCAAAGTAGCGATGTCGTTTACGCACCTTCTATAAGTAGCGTCGTTGAAGTCGTTCCACTTGAGAGTAAGGTTGGTGGCTATTTGAGCAGCGATTTCCGAGGACGACTTAATGTTGTTGTCCATAAATATCTCGGCCTCCTCAAGGGTGTCAGGAACTTCTTGCTCCCCAGCTATATTGACACCAGTCTTTTCTTTAAGCTGCTCTATAGCCGCTTTCTGAGACACGAGAGCCTTGACCTTCCTCCTGTGAGCGTCTTTCTCAGATGATGATAGTGGATCTACTGCCTCAAGGTTTGGGTATGGCTCACTTGATAGTATCTTGTTTACGACAATCCTGACAAACTTCGGGAGAATCGGGACTGGCGTGAAGTCAAGATTAAGAAAGCTACCATCCCCGTTGTTGGGGTCGAGGCTGTTCAGGAGTTGCCTGTATATAGTGGTGTCCTGAGTTCCGTTGGCATACGCCCTGTTTCTCTCGAAAGTCCTTGTACGCTTAGCGTAAAGAGTGTTGTCCCTCTCTACAGACCCCCACTGAGCAGAAATTGCTTTGGCATATTGCAATCCATATGCCTTCCCTTCTTTTTCAGATTTAGGGGCAAGAGGGTCTGGAAACCCCGTTGTATTCTTGCTTCCTTTGCCGTACATCTAACTGCAAATATAACCAAATCACCTGTGCCATTCTTTAGGCTTTGTTTTCCTAAAGAACTTCTTGCCGTTGAAGTTAGACTCCTTCTTTTTCGCCTTAACCTTTTGAGCTCCAAGCAGCGCCAATCCAGAGCTAATTGTGAGGTCGTACTTAGTCCTGTTGCTTATTTTGTATCCTATCCAGTCTTCTAGAGTTCTGTTGAAATACATATTCCCGAAATTATCATCCTCGGCCTTAACCCCAACATGGTCATGTATGTACGCCTCGATAGCGTGAGCGTGAGCTTGTATGACGTCCTGAGAGTTTGACGGGATACCTTTCGTCCTTGTGTTCACTTTGGCTCCAGGGGGCGTAAGGTGTCTAGGGCGATCCAGTATGTACCCATCATACCCTCTTTTTTCGAAGTACCTTACTATTCCGTACTTGTTATTCTCTACAAGCAATGGGTATCCATAGAAGAAGGAGGCCATTAGAACATCTTCGTAGAACACGCTGGCTAGATCAGGCCTAGAAGCATACTCCAACACAAACATGTTGCTCGGTATAGAGTCGTTCATACTGAACTTGTTGTACAGATGCATAGCCCCTTTAGACCCCCGACCATCAACAGTCTCATCAAGGTCGTAAGAGTCAACCCCGCCTACTCCAAACTCAGGGAAAGGCGGCACCCTCTTCCCTCTGAGATCTGACTTTACGTTCCTTTTGTCAGAAGGAGGCATCCATGAAATCCTAAACCTTCCCCTTGGGTCTGGGGAGAATGCTACTTCCTTATCCTTCTCCTTCCAGAAGAAGTTTCCTGTAACCACAGGGTTTGGGTAGAGGTTGTTGTTCCAGTCTATTTGCTGGTAAATCTTTCCTATGTTAAATATACTGCCTTCAATACTATCTCTGAACGCTTCGTCTTCAGTTATAGGGAATTGCCTAATAACCTCGTTCAACTCTGAAGGGTTGTGTTTCAGTGAGTTACGCTCGTTTTTTAAGTATTCTTTGCTACCCTGCTCAATAAGCTCTTCGTCGATACCTTCTACGGCTTTCGTTGGGTTTTCGGTTATAGGATTTCCATACTTGTCAAAAAATCCTTCAAGAGCTTCGTCAGCAGGAATAAAGATGCGGTAAAGACCAGAACGTGTTCTACCGTTTGCATTGCGCTCAGAAGGGTCTGAGTCCTCCCATAGAGACTTGTATTCCTCGCCTCCTTTGTCCATAGGGTTGACAGTGCTCCCAACCAGGGCTTTTCCCACCACTTTCTTACCGACGATGAGGCAGGTTCTTTCGATCCTCCACGCTTCTTTGATGTCCACTGGCTTTTCCCACTTCCCCGCCTCGTCCAGATAGAGCATGTGAAGCTTTTCTCCGTCGTATGCGTTGTTAGTGGTGTTCTTCCAGTTGATGATGGTATTGAGTGCATCACCCTTCTGCGAGGTCTTGTTATTCTTTGTGATTCGCTTCGATGGTTCCCGAAAAGCGAGCTCCATCCTTGGGTTCGTCGTTCCATCCTGAATAGGCTTGAAGAAGAAAGGGTAACTCCGAAACATCGGAATCACCTTCTTCATGAAAATGTTCTCCTGAGCATCTTTACCAGTCTTCGACTGAATGCCAAGAAGCTTGTCTTTAACTTGAGTAGCTTCGTCAACAAGTACAGAAGCACTGATATTAGTGTAGCCAGAACGCCTACACTTAGTATAAAGCTGACCGAGACAACTGCGATCAGCTTCGCACGCAGCCATGTGGAGAAAGATTTCACGCTGGAACGCAAGGTACGACGGATATCCGATATCAATTTTGCTCCACTGGAGAAACATGTAGTGTCTCCCCGTAATGTACGTAGGCACACCATTATTGTAAAACCAAATACCGTTACGCCTGCGCTCAAACTCCTGCTCGATGTAAGGAGAAAAGGCGCGGCGAAACTCGGCTGGTTTCTCGAACCACTCATCCATACTTCTAATCCTCGACAATTCCTGTGGCACATCGGTGCGGCGCCACATCTGCATTCTTTTAGGTAGGTCGTGGAATAGAATGTCTGATTTTTTTGGAATTTTCGGAAGAGCAATGTTAAGACCGTGGAGCGAAATAACCTCGCCCATGTCGCTTCCGCTGTCCAGCCGAATAACTTCATCGGACCTGTCCATAGCGGTTGCTCTTAAAGGACGGCATTCCCTTGCGCTTTTCGGCAAGGGTCATGTACTTTCCGCAATCACACTTCACGTCATGGCGCACCGCTCCGTCAATCACCTTGATCGTTACGCTACCTGTTATGTCTGCGGTTTTCCCGCATTCGCACTTGTATTTAGACAACTTGTGTAGTATTTAAGTAATAATTTTTCTTTTAAACTCTGGTATGTAATCAGCTATATCTAATTCGTGTGGTTTGCCTTTGCTTTTCGAAAAGGACAAGACTGAACGGAATGAGTTTATGTTTACGTCGCTTTTTACATCTGCTACATAGGTTTGACCAAACCTTTTCGGTCGAACGCCAGTAGCGTTAAAGATAGAAAGCTCCGACCAATGGTCTAGACCTTTGCTTTTTTCTGGGTATATATTTTTTGTCTTGGAGTACGTTTCTTCAATGACAGATCTCTTGTACCACCTGGCAGCACCACACCTTTTTACATCCTTGAACTCAAAACCCAACCCTGAGTCGTTTTCAAAGAAAAGGATGTTTTTTGGCATTCCAGAGTGACAGTCTTTCGTCATCATCTGACCTGTAATTATTTCTGAGGAGTTGTCTAACAAGAAGTCGTCAGAACCAAGGGTCATCCAATAGTCCCATTTATCCTTAATCGAAAACCTAAGGGCTTTTTCCCATTTATTTCCTACTGGAGTGTTTGGCGAGTGTACATACTTGTATCCAAACTCATTGGCCAGGATTTTATGCACGTCCTCTGAACCACATATGTACACCTGAAAATCAAAACCAAGGTCATTGAACTTTGATCTTTGATCCTCCAGATTTTTGTAGCATGATCTAGTTATCTCAACCCTCTTCCATACGCATATTGTGATTGCAATGATCTTCATTCCATTAAATTGTACCCTCGCCAGGACTCGAACCTGGGACCCACAGCTTAGAAGGCTGTTGCTCTATCCAACTGAGCTACGAAGGCTTAGATTTTGACGAAGATGTTTTTCTCCTCCTCAATGACGTATGCGTCGCAGTGACGCGGAGAGCATGTAGAGCAAACCATGCCGATCAGGCACAGCCCCAAAAGCGTTATTCCTTTTCCCATGATAGAACTTGATTTGAAGTGTCGACGTAGCTCATGAAAGAACTATCGACCTTAGAGTGGTATACGTGAACCCTGTAGTAGTATTCTGACCCTTTAGACCCTGGCGTGGTTTGCACGATGTACGGGTCTACTTTCACCCCAATCAAGTTGCTATCTATGTAAAGCGTAGCAATGTAGTCTGGCTCCAGGGTAGCTCTATACTCCTGAAGAAACACGGTGTCTGTGTAGGACTCTGCAGGAATGCCCCTACTTGCCATGTCGTCCTTAACGGATCTAGACACGTTAGCATAAGTACCGCAAGCACCAAGACCAGCAGATAGCAAAATAATTGACCAAAGCCTCCATCCATTAAAGGTGAACTTGTTTGATTCCATTAAAAGAATTTTTTCAAATATACTAAAATAGTTGGGGCGGCGGGACTCGAACCCGCAACCTTCTGTGTATAAGACAGATGCTCTAACCAGCTGAGCTACGCCCCAGTTGGTCCACCTCAAATGCGTAGGAGGCCGTCTGTCGAATTATTTGCTTCCGCGTCTTTTGGGTCTGTTGTTGGCTCTGTTTATGGACTCCTTCAGGAACTTCCTGATTTTGCCCCCAACGTGAGCGGCGTCCATGCCATCACCGTTACCATACGTCCCTTTCTTGCGGTTATACTGATTGAGTTCGGCCCTGTACTTCTTAGCTTTTTTGCTCTTCCCGTACTTTCTGTACTCTTTGTCATAATCTCTAGTCTTCGTACTCATCGTTCCAACTGTCTTCCCAGTAGTGAAACCCGTTGTTTCCGTTACTACCTATGATGTTCATTCTCTTATTTAACGCTGATTCCTGGGCCTTCCAGTCGAAGTCTCCAGTGCGCAGCGTATGGTCACTTGCTGAACTTTTCTGCAAATCCCCCTGAGTAGTCTTTGTCTTCTTGGACTTGTCCATTTTCTTCTAGTTCTTTGATCATTTGTTCCAAAGACTGACGCTCTCGTATCAGCTCTTTGCAATCTACGGCTGTTTGCTTTACAGCCTGAAGTTCGGCTTTCCTAGCACTACCATTGACCTCTTGATCCACGGGTTTTTTAACCTCTTCGATCATGTTATCAATCGCAATGGCCATAGCATCCATCAGCTTTACAGCAGCTTTAAGCGTATTAAAGCTTGTAGAGGAGCTCTGTGACCGCGACCCTGTAGTATTCTTTGCCATCAATCTTGATTCTATAGTCTCTGTTCTTTTTGAAGCCAACCACGTCCCCATGGGATACTCCAAGCTCCTCAAGCTCTGGGGTGTCAAAGGATACCACACCTGTTGTAACGGGGCTCTCTTTTAGACTTACGACTTCGATCAACCCTTCAGGTCCTGAATCATCTTCAGGAGCAGGCTCCAGCAGACTCCAGCCCTTGATCGGATGGATTTTACCTGTCGAAGAATCCTTGTACGCAATCGCTTGATTCGCTGCCGCATGCTCGTCATTATAGTTAACCACATATTGATTGTCTTCTTTGCATAATGGACTACCACCATTGACAACCACATGATGATGGAAGTAAACAATATCTCCAGCTTTCGCGCCAGTATCATACTTCGCTGGCGTAGCCAAAATCTTACCCTCCGTGGTCCTGTGATCAAACTCATTGTACTTGGTGTCTACGTAAAGCTCCAGTCCTGACTCTGTCTTTATGGTGTCCTGAAGGGTTTTGTCTATTTCTACGATAAAGTGTTCAAGTGATTTCATTATATTAGAAGTCTAGATCAAACTCAATTAAACATGGCATATTGTCAATCGCTTTCCAAAGGTCAGTGCCTTCACTGCTTTCTGTGTACACTAGGTATCTGCACTTGCCAAACTTGTGCAAGTAGCTCTCGTCCTGAATAATCGCAGAGACCTTTTTATCTCCTGCTCTCATCCCGACGAAGTAGGCCATACCGTTTTTAGGGTCTGGCCCGATGACGATTTTTCTGATAAGACCCTCCATTAGTTCAAGGATATTCCAAGGTCTCCGAGGAGCTTATCTATATCGTCGTCTTGGTCTTCGTACTGCTTGTCCATGATTTCCTTTACAATCTCCAGCTCCATTTTGCTGTCGAGGTTGTAGCTGAAAACGCTTTTAAGTTGGATCTCGTCCCCTTCTTTAGGCTCTGAGTCCAAGTCGTAGTCCAAGACACCGAGTACTATAGCCGACATAACTCTATCTTCGTAGTTATAGCTGCTGATCAATTCTTCTATTTGAACAATCAGCGAGTATGCCTCCGCGATAAACTCCTTGTCCTTTTGATTCATAGAGTAAAGATAACCATTTATGCCTAAGTCCAGGGTTTCAAGAAAGAGGATGTTTAGGGACTTTTCGTTCCTGAAGTCTATTTACGTCTCAAACAACGGGTTGAAGAACTTACATAAAGTAAGGCTTGAGTTCTGCAAGTCTAACGACGTAACGTTCAGTCACTTAGAGTTTATGCTTTGGTGCTACGACCTGGAGTTTTTTACCATCTCTTACGCATCAGAAGACTATGGGATGACATATGACAACGTCGCGAACAGGATTATATACCCTCTGGTAAAGCAAGGTTTGATGTACAAGCACTTCGATAAGCTAACCCCCTCCCAGAACATGGATGACCACCTGTTTAGAGAGGAGACGAAGTACAACTACAGGGTTAGATACGCTCTATCTCAGAAAGGTCGGCTCCTGGTTCAACGATTTTATCGCAGCTTGGACTAAAGTATCCCAGGTCGAGGAGCTTTAACTCTTCATACTCTTCTACCAGAACAGACCTGTTTTTGAAAGGGGGGTACACGCCAGGGCTTTTTCTTATGTATGACTCATAAGAGTGTATGTTGTCTCCGTCCTTGACGTCAAAGCAATCGTTTTTTTCAGACCTAATAGTGTTTATTACGCTAGGCCCCCACTTAGCACTAAAAGCTTCGTTAATCAACCCGTCAAAGTTGGATCTCTGATGGTCCTTGTATATAGACCTAAAGTTCACCGCCTGACTCAAAGACCAGTTCAAATAAAACTGACCGCTTGAGCACAAGTGTATAGGTTTTCTAGTCTTAAATACACAAGTTTTTTGATACTTGTCGTCAGAATGTACTACGCAGAACTTATTGCTCCCAAAAGAGACTTTCTTTTCTTGTTCCAAAACCTCTATACATTGGTCCCAATACGCATCTGAATTAAAGTTATTGCTACCCAGCCAGCATATATAGTCGGTCTCTTTCATGAGTGCGCTCATGAAGGCAAAAGAAAACTTCCTTCCTAATGGACTGTTTTTTTTGTCGAGGTGTTCCAGCCCTAGCCTTTCAGCGTACTTCTTCTGTTTGGGCTCACAAGAAGCACACCCAATGACAATGCCTTGCGCTTTATGACCCGCATCGTTGAACTTCTTTATCACTTTAGCCATATGCCACATAGACATCCTGGTTAGCTCAGGACGCTTGTGGTACAGCATGAAGAAACACACTGACCTTTTCTGCTTTACCATTTGGTGTACACTGTTTTAGATCCCTGCCGAACGGCCTTGAGAACCCTGTTCCTGTTCTCCCTGTCTGACACATAGGATACGTGAACCCACGCTGGTGTGAGGTCGCTCCCCATCTCCCATATTAGCTGATCGAAATCGAGATTGTCTTTGATGTACTTAAACACCTCTGCATTGGTCACACCCCCAAACACGTCTGCGTCGATATCTAGAGCCCTGCCCTGCACATGCTGAGAAGCGACAGACCCGCCAATCGCTGTATTTAATTCTGGTGACCTGTAACCAGACGAGACGAATATCGGGACGCCAAAGTGGTCTCGTACTGGCTGGAAGATGTGCTTCGCAATCTTCTCAAGATTGGCTACCTCCTTTTTTCCTGGCTCGTTTTTGAGCCCTAGCCGACAAGCCGTCAAGCTTTTTGTGCATTCCTTTAGGGTCAGGTTTTTGGAAAGTTTCATTGCGCTTTCGATTAAAATCTTTGGTCTTCATCCTGGGGTTAAAGTATCCTTTACTCCCCATCGTTAACAGCGATTAACAGTCATCAGGTTTGGAAGTATGGGATTTTCTCCATAGAATGAGATCAGCGAAACAAATTTAAGCACTATGAATTACATCACACAACTCCTCACGACCGCACTTCTGGTCATCTCTTCTTTCTGCTCTGCTCAATGCGACGTCCTGTTTATGGCTAAGGACACAGGGTACTTCGACTGCACAGCACGCATCGTCGCTTTCAACGGGGAGCACCTGAATACATACGAGATGGAGGACCAACTCGCTGTCTTCCAGCCTACATGCAACACCAACTCCTCTTACGTCTACACTTTCTACAGGGACGGTGTCCTCTGCGATAGGATTGTGTTGCGTAGGATCGGGGAGTCAAACGAGTTCGAAGTGACTCAAGACGGCTTGGGGTTGATCAGGGTTGAGGGCGTTTAACGCTCCTCTCCCCCCATATCCCTTTGCTCACCTTGCATCTCGTAGAACCTT